GAGTTTTCATTAATTTCATATAATCTTTATGTTTCATTTATAAAACCTTTCTGATGATGGCATATGTCCGTTATGTGACAAATAACAATTAGGACATAGTAATCTCAGATTTTCTAGTGTGTTATTGGTTACATCCCCATCGACATAATCTAAACGAAGAGCAACTGATTCTTTTCCCATTACGATTTCATTATACCCACAAGAACTACACTCTTCTTCAACCCATTTATCTTTGATGAGTCTTTTTTTAATATATGTTGGTCTAAGTCGATATTTTTTAGAACCATCTAATATTTCATCAAGTGGTTTTAACCATTTACCATAACCCTTTTTAATTCCCACTCCAGCAGGATTTAAATGTTTCTCAAACAAACCATAATTTTTAGCATACTTACGATAAGTTAAGTAACTTACACCCAACCATCTTGCAGCTGCCATGTTAGATTTAGTTTGAGATTGGGCATCTTCAATCATCTTCTTAGTCAATACTAATCGATGCCCTTTTATTCGTATAGGTTTTTGGAAATTACGACTTGACATATATTTCTAGTTTCTGCCCTAGTTCAACTTCTTTTCTCTCTACAATGTCAAAAGCAACTCCGTCTTTAACTTTACGAAATGATTTAGCTTTACTATCTGGTCGTAGTCTAAATACTTCACCAATATTTACATCACCAAAGTATTCTTTTTCCCAATCACTACCAATTGATGGTGGATCGTATCTATCTTGAGCGTGGTCGTTTGCCATATTAATCTCCTATGATTTCAGAATCTTGAATTGCTGTTAAGGTTTTTGCTATATACCTAAAATTTTCAGAAACTTTATCAAATGGTTTAACCTCTTTGTAACTTACTTTTGTTGCAAGATTCTTTTCGTACAGGTTAACATTTAGTTTATCATACATATCATCTAATGCTGCTCTTATTTTTCTAAGTTCTATAGATACTTCATTATTTATTTTCATTACTATCTCCAAAATTAAATTTTAATTGGTTCTCTTCATCTTCTTTCTTTTCTTGTTCTAATACACAATCCAAATGGTCTGTACCAGAAAGGTAATCATAATCTACTTCATATGTATGTTTTCCACAAAAACTACAAGTCCAAAAATCTTTATAATTTTTATCACCAATTTTCATTTCCGGCTCGTCATTTAATATCTCATCAAACTTTATCAAAAATTCACCAATGTCATGATTAATTTTTTGTAATTCCTCAAATGCAAGTTTTCTTGTGAAATTTCTTTCATCTTCATCTACTATTGTAGTCATCAAATTATTGATATATAAACCTAATTTATTTTCCATTATAACCTCTTATTACACTTATAAATATCTAATTACTCTTACAAACAATCAAGTTTTTTTCGTATGTTTCAAGTGATTTGATGTAAAACTTAAAAATGTCATATTCCATCTCACCTACCTCACCACTATCTTGTAACATTTTTGATAAATTGACCAACACTTGAAAGTTTTCATTATTCAATTGATTACAATCAAACTCTACACAAATATCATGTAAATCCGAAATCTTACTATTACCATATAACTTTATTCTCTCGTCCAAGTTAAACTGAGTGTTTGGTTGTTCTTCCACTCGATATTGATGGGCATACTTTCCTATAGCACCTGAATCCAAAAATATCATATTACACCAAGGTTCTAATTCATATAACATTTGTTTATTACAATTATAAGCAACAAATGCGACATCATATTTAGGTGGAACTATTGGTTTAAGATACTCATCATGTTGAACCATATGTCCCCATTTACGAATAAAGTTTCTTGTACTTCTTAAATTTTGAGCTAACCATTCTGATGATTCTCTACCTTTCATAAAGACTTGACCTGCTGGATTTCTCATAGCTCCATCTTTAAATCTTGAACCCCTACAAGTCATATGATATACAAAACCTCTCCAAGTCTGAATCAACTCGTATCCGTTTAATTTAAATCTGTTAAATATATCAGAGTCCTCTTTAGATTGTGGAGCATATAACGGGTCGTGTCCACCAATACTCGTAAAGTCATCCTTGTATATAGCCCAAGGTGCAAATATTCCATTTGTTGGTTTTTTAGAATAATCAACACCCTCATCTAAAAATCTCATCAACCCCTGTTCATCAAATTCTTCGGGTTCTATTCCAAAATCTTGTAAAATCTTTTCTGGTCCATCTGGATGTAGTGGTGGTTCTATTCGTGTTGCACTTACTACCTTACCTCGTTCCAAATGTTTAAGTATCTCTGTATCTAAGTTAGGACAAGCGTACATATCAGCGTGATATATCATCACAATATCATTTGATGCCATATCAACTAATGTATCATATAGTATGGTGTGTCCTAATCTTGTGGGACCTTCGTTTCTGTGTATCTTTACATTCGGGTCTTTCTTGACAATCTCATTCATCCACTCCCAAGTTCCATCATTTGAGAAATCATCTGCCCAACATAATTCATGTCTATATCCTAAGTTCTTTCTTATACTATTATACGACCACTTTAAATACTTTAAATTGTTTCTACTTGGTTGTATGAAACTTATTACTTTATCACTCATTATATTACCCCTTCATACCATTTTTTACATCCATGTTTAAATCGCTCCAATCCATTTGTTGTATCTGTTCCCATTCAGGTTCTAAGTTATAATTCTTAATCGGTTCATCTATTTTATACTTCTTCCACATCTCATTCCATTCTACCACTTGCCATTTAGTACATTTCAATTTCCAATCATTATATGCAGCATTATAAACATTATCTACATATTCCCAATCACTTATTTTAAATACAATTTTACCATCCTTATTTTTTTGCTCTCTGTAATTATCCATATTCTCCCAGCCGTGTATATGAGTCCAATCCTCTATACGGCATCGTAATAGTAATAACTTTTCTAATAATGTTTTTTGGTTAATCAATCAAGTTACTCCATTTTTTTAATTTTTCTAATTTTACTTTCTTACGAGCCTCTATGTCCTCTTTCTTAACCAACCCCCTGTCTACTATCAAATCTATCATCAATAATACATCGCCAACCTCTTCTATCATTTTTTCATCATCCACATAATCCTCACATCGAATGGTCTTAGAACAAGCCTCAATTAATTCACCACACTCTTCCATAGTGATTAACATTAACTCTGTATTGTAGTCTAATTTTCTGTTAATCATCTGTTACTGCCCTTCCCTTTAATTCTTTCCAATCTTCTTCTGGTCTAACTTGTAAGTTTTTTTCCCAAACCCCATATAATACAGTTGGTTCTATACCTACAGTTTCAGCAAAATCAATCATGGCCTGTATATCTTTTGGAAAACAACTACCACCAAATCCAAACTTACCATCGTGACCAGGTACAACTAAATGAGAGTGTCCTATCCTACCATCAGCTACAAATCCACTAACGGCATCATCCCAATCAACATTTACTTTTTTTGCTATTTGATACATTTCATTCATAAAAGATACCTTGGTAGCAAAAAAACAATTACTCATATATTTAATCATCTCAGCAGTTTCATAATTAGTTTCCAATACTGCAATACAATCACCAAACCTATCTTTAATCAACTTAACAAATTCCTTAGAATTTGATTTTCCTTTTTTTGATTCTTCACTACCAATAATAAAACGACTTTGATTTATGAAGTCAAAGTTAGCAGACCTCTCAGTTAAAAACTCTGGATTAAATAATAAATTCAAATTTTCATAGTGATTTTGTAACGACCAAGTAGTTCCTGGTGTCACAGTAGACCTAATCAAGATAATATTTTCTCGTTCAGACACAATATTAATTTCACTTAGGACACTATTCAGTATATCAATATTAATTGAACCATCTTTATTTGCTGGTGTTGGTACTGATAAAAATATAAAATCAGACTCATTTACTGTTTCTTCTAAGGTGTGTGTTGATTTATTTGGATTCTTATCATAAACTCTAACATCAGCATCACAACCAACTTGTGGTGAAAAACCAAACTTAACAGCTCCACCAACAAATCCATTACCAACCACACCTATTTTTTGTTTTAATTTCATTTTATTTCCTCTTTAATTTTTTCTATTAAACCAGAGTAATCATTCTTACCAGTATCATTAACATAATGATTATAAGTAGTTGAATTTATTTTACCTATGACATCATAAATTGGTATACATTTTTGATTTGACAACTTTTGAAAATAAGAATTTTTACCAAAGTAGTTAGGTCTTAATTCTTTACCTTGAGTTAAGTATGTAATTACTGGTCTATCCCACATACAAGATAATATAGTATTTCCACCACTCTGACTTATAAAATAATCTGTGTTTGCCATTATTTTCATTTGTGTTTCATTATATGAATAGTTATTTATTAAATCATCAAACAGGTAAACTTTATCAAAATATTTAGGTAAATCCCTATCAGAAATTAATCCTATCCCTTCAACATCAGCAACAATATGCATATCAGACATAGCAGAACGCATTTCATTTTGGTCAACAACAAACTCTGTATTCAAAGGTCTTTTGTAAATAACATCATAACCAACGGATGTTAAATAAGTAAAAATGTCATATAAACATTTGATGTCAAAATAACCATATGGTTCATGACCATGTTCTATATTATACTTATTAGTTACAAAAACAACCTTACCCCCAAACTTATATTCATCATTTTTATAATAATCTCTATAAGGTGGCGTCATCCACTCATCATAATTTAAAACACCAGGTTGATTCATCGAGTCAAAACCATGAATCCAATTGTTTGGTAGTTCATCTAAACCAGCAGCTGAATTATCTATAGTTCTGTCATTAAAATCTTCTCTTACATCTTCACAAAAATAATAAAATGGTTTCATACCCTTAGATGTAATAACAGTATCTAATTTACCCTGTGTGTGTAAATAATAAGCATATGGAACACTAAGTGCTAATTCTATACCAAACTCTGGATTTGTTTTAATTACCATATGTACCATCAACCTGTTTTATTATATGAAAACCCTCAGCATATCTACAATTAGCTTGAATACCTCTGAACTCAGCAAGAACTCTTAATCTATTTGGAACATCAAAACCAACTTTTTTATACTTTTTTATTTGACTCTTGTGACATTCCGCAACTTCTATTTTATCTTCCATATAGTCACTAATATCTACATAATAATTAATTGTCATCTCATTCTCTGTCAATCTTGGGATTGGTATCTGTTCATAACAATAGACATTTCTAACATATCTAGCAGCAGCCATAGTTGATTTAAAAGTTGATATGTGGTCTTGATTTGCATCACCAGCCCAATGTGTATAAATGGTATCTATCTTATATCGTTGTATTATTTTATCTAATTCAGATACACTTTTGAAACTAAAGGGAACATGCAAATCTTTAAAGTCTAAAAACTCTAAAGTTTCTATTCCCATTCTATCAGTAGCACACTTCACCTCTTCAAATAACTCATCACTAGTTCTCAACACATCACCAGTAGTACCAGACTTTGACTCGGTGTTGGTCATACAGACATAGACAACATTGTCGTTTGCATGAACATGTCTCATTAAAGTACCACTACACCCAAATTCTATATCATCTGGATGTGCACCTATCGCCATTACATTCATTACCCATCACCTCTGTTATCAAAATATGTCAAAGCAGTATAATGATTATCCACTTTGGGTTCAAAAATAGTTATTTTAACATCAGTAAACAATTCTTTATCGAGATAATATTTACCAAACGGACCTGATATGTATTCAGTTGCACCAACTTTCTTACATAAATTATATAATCTCTCCGACTTAACACCACTAACATTTAAATCAGATGACCTTATTGTTTCTGTATTAATATTAAGTTTAAATTTACAATAATCTATACTTTTAATATTAATATCTACTATTTTATCACTACTATAAATGTCTAAAAAATCATTACCAAAATTCTGTTTCATCTGTTTAGCCAACTTTCTTCTCCATCCAAAATCTTCTGCAACTGACACATCTTTTATCAACTTCTTATTTGCCCCTCTTTCAACAGGTACAGTAAACCACTCTTCCACACCACTATTATTTTGAAATTTATTTCTATTGTAAAATGAATACTTATCATTTTTAGAAAATTGAACATCGTCTAATAGAATAAATAAATCCGATGATTTCATTTTTTGAAAAAATCCCATATAAGGAAAGTGCATTGGTTGATGTATTGATACAATCACAATGTCTCCAAACAATCACATATATAATGTACTTCTTCATCCTCTAATTCTACATACATAGGAACAGAAAATATTTTATTGATAACATTATTAATATTATTATACCCACCTTTACTCAAAAATTTATCGTATATTTTTTGTTCATGACATAAAGGTTGATAAGCATTAGCAGTAGGAATTCCCATCTTATTTAAGGATAATAAAACTTCAATTCTATCTCTTCCATCGGTTATCTTTAAAGTATACTGCCACCAAGTTTGATATACAAAATCATAAACAAGAGGTGTCTGTAACCATTCTATATTTGATAATCTATCATTATAAATCTCAGCTATTTCATTCCTACGAAACAAAAATTCTCTAAGATATTTATTCTGTGATATACCCAGAACAGCGTGAAACTCACTCATTCTATAATTAGTAGAGGGCATATCACAAGTGTATCCATAATCCAAACCTTGATGTTCTCCATCATTTCTTCTTGTTCCATGATTTCTAACCACTCTACATCTCTCTGCAAGTTCATCATCATTGGTAGTAATCATACCACCCTCGGCAGTAGTTATTATCTTGGATGGATAGAAAGAAAAAACACCCGCATTACCAAAAGAACCAGCATATCTAACCTCATTTCTGTAAACATCGAAATAACTCGCACCATATGAATGGGCATCATCAGTTAGTAAGAATAAATTATTCTCTTTACAAAAGTTTTCTATCTGTATTATCTCAGGTGTTATCAGACCAGACATATGAACTAATACAACCCCACCAACATCATCTGAAAAATTCTCTTTTATTATATCAAGAGATAGACATTGTGTTACTTCATCTACATCAACAATTAAAGGTTCGTTACCACTTCGTATGATACAATTTACACTAGCCGCAAAGGTCTGTGTCGGAACTATGAATTTTTTATTTCTTATTTCACTAGCAATTAATACAGTTTCTAAACCAGTTCCACATGAAGTCGTAGCAATAGCATTATCAACCTTACTTAAAAGTTTTACCTCATCCTCAAACTCCGAAACATATTTACCTTGTATCAATTGTTCATTATCAATTATATCTCGATATTTAGTCATAATCCAGGCTTTACTAGATTGTGGTATATAAGGTTTAGCTCTATGAACCTTGTACATATTCATCAAAACCTTCATATAAGTCGGTGAAATTCATATCAAATTTAATACAAGTTTGTGTATTGTCAAACACAAATGTATTTTTTGGTAGTATTGCATCATTTTGATTAAAAAGAAAATTGACTGTTTTTTGATAATATTTGTTATTAATATTATTAACAAAATCTAATAAACTGAATGATTCATTTCCACAAACATTAATAATATCATTATCAAGTTCATCCATATCGACTAACTTTTCCAAAACTTTTACTACATCCTGTACAAAAACCATATTAATTTCATTTGTACCATCACCATCTATTTTTATTAATTCGTTATTATTTATTTTATCTATATAATAGTCAAGTCTAGCTCTATGATCACCACTTCCAACTATATAACTTGGTCTAATTATAGCATAATTGAAATCCACATAATCCAAAAAATCCTCTATTTCTGATTTTTCTTTTCCATATTCTCCATAATGATGAACATATCGGTGATCAGCAGCACCACTACTTACAAAAATATATTTGGTTTCCTTGGGTATTAATTTATAAAACATCTTAAATTGACTAATAAAAAATAAACACATATCAACTATACAATCATATTTTTCAAAATCTATTTTATTAATATCCTCACCATTATTTCTATCCCCCTGAATAATAGATATACCAATATCTGCTGATGTACCACTTCTATTAAATACATCAACTTCATATCCCTTATCCAAAAGGATTTTAGATAAAGATTTTCCGACAAATCTATTACCACCAAATATCAGAATTTTTTTCACTATATCAATTCCTTAATTTCCTCAATTGTAAACTCATCTACTTCATTAGAAGCAGGTCCTACTTCCAATATCTTCTCATGAAAGTTTTCACCAGGTTGTAGACCAATGGTTTTAATCTGTAGTTCTTCACCTTCTGGTAAATACTTTTCAGCCATAGCCTTCAATAGATTTTCGATACTCATAGATTTCATACTTGGAAAATGTATCTCACAATCATTAGCATCTCGCATACAATCATATATCAAGTCAACTGCCTGCTCTAAAGTCCAAAAAAATCTTGTAGCTTTGGGTTCAGTAACAATAACTTCCTTACCTTGTTGTAATAAATCTCTCCACTTACAAAGAACTGAACCAGTTGAATAAAGAACATTACCATATCTAACTAATCTAAATTTTATACTTGGATAATCTACTTCATATTGTTTAAACATTTTTTCCATTAATAATTTACTAGCACCATAAACCCCAGCAACTTGAGCAGCCTTATCTGTACTGATACCAATCACAAAATCCACTCCCTCTTCAGCAGCACACTCCAATACATTTTTAGAACCTATAACATTTGAATTAGTACATTCAACGGATTGAGTTTCCGCCATCCCAACATGCTTAAAAGCAGCCAGATGAAATACACCAGTTACACCTTTCATTACACGATGAACTGAATGTTTATTTGTTATATCACCAGTCTCTATCTGTACAGATGGAAACTTTTGTTTTAACTTTATTAGTTGTCCCTCGTTTCTTGATACAGTTATAATCTTCCCACCTTGTTCTAATATTCTCTCTATCAATTCACCACCTAAAAAACCTGAACCACCTGTTACTAAATACTTTTTATTCTTTTCTATATTAATCATTTTATTCTCCTAAAATGGCCACTCTATCCTATTCGGATTATTAGTTCCTGTTATGGGCACCACAAAAGTGTCATTATCTTCTTCTGGTAATTTACCCCATTTCTCTATAAATCTTCTTAAAGCTCTTTGTTCCCACATCACTAAATGTGGTGGTCTTTTATCATTATCCAATACTTTTGTACCATCAGGAAACCTTGATGTCCTTGATGTGAAATGCCAAATAAGAGATTTACTTGTCATTATAAATTTATATCCTTCCATTTGCATTCTCATAAACAAATCTTTATCTTCCCAATACATAGGTTCAAATCTTGGATCGTTTCCACCTATGTGGATATGGTCTTCTACCCTACAAAAGTATCCGGCACCACCAGCTTTTCTAACATGAATGTCGTTGTCTTTTGTAAATTCATTAGACCATTGGTCGAAATAATCACCATCAAAATCTGTATCATGAACACCGAATTCATCAAAGTCAACAAAGATAGTACCAGGTCTGTAAGGAGGATCATTGGGAAATATGTTAGGTTGAACTCTGAATGAAGAAGCTATTAATCTTTCACCTGGCTCTATATCATCGTATAATTTTAACAACTCAATATCTTGATTAGGCCCTACCCAAAAATCTGAATGTAATATATTAACAAACTCTGTCTTTACCTTACTTACACAATAATCAATACCACCACCGATACCTCGTTGGTCTTCTCTATCCTTCCCATCCTCTATGTAGTATTCAATTCCAAGTTCATCACCATGATTGTGTAACCAATCATTTGTGCCATCGGTACAGTTTTCAGCAAATATAACAATGGGCATATCCTTGTAATAACAGTTCTGTCGAATTGATGTAACCGTTAGTTTTAAAAATGGCAAATTGTTATAAGTTGGTATCGCTGATGTTATTTTATTCACTACTCACTCCACTCAAATTTGAAAAAAAGTTGTACCAATACATTCCGACATTATGATAAGAAAACATCTCCACAAGTTTTTGTCTAGAATTTTCTATAATATACTGATAATCATTGTAATTACCAAGCACTTTTTCAACAGTTTCGTTTAAGTCAGACCAGTCTGGTTTAACTGGCACATAAGTCTCCATCGGTTTGTAAAAATCAGGTTCAGTTAACACCTTACTCATATCTGGTTTTATCAGTAAACCACCCCATTGTATTATCTCCAAATCTCGATAACAAACCTCGCATTGACCATAAGGTGATATTCCAATTTTAGACCTTCTCATCACATCTTGTGTAAGGTTAGGATGTAATTTTTCTGCTACTATTTTGTATTTATCTTTTATTTCTTTTAGTTGTATCCAACCACCTTGTCTATGTTTAGTGTAGTATTGACCAGTCTCAACACCATAATTATAATCACCTGGTGGATGAACAGCTTGATATACGGCACAGACATCAAGGTCTTTCTCACCAATAGGTTGTAAATTTTGCATATGAGGCCAGTTATGACATACAGTATATCCTGTTAATTTGATTCTATCATAAGTTTCTTTTGGGATATCGTAACCTTTATCACAAGTAGAGCCTTTTCCAAAAAACCACTTATTTAAAACTGTCTTTTCTTTATAGTCTTCTCTAGACAATAATGCTTTTTTAAATAAAAATTTAGCATCACACTCAGTAAAAACCTCATAAGCACCTAACAAATCTGTAGCTCCCCCACCATGAAACAAAAAGTAGTCGCCTGTTTTTTTAGACATACTCTCTATACCATATTTAGAACTCTCTTCAATTAACAAACCCTTGTTAATAAATTTATCCATATCCACAAATTCATAATCATAGTCATCAGAATTAGTCAACTCTATACTATAGTCTGACAAAATACCTTTTTGGTGAGTTACGATTAACCCACCGAAACATTTCATATTTTGTGGATTAGTTAATTTTACTTTTATCATGATAATAAATTAAGATCATTCTCAACCATTACCGAAACCATTTTTTCAAATGAAGTTTCAGGTTCCCAACCCAATACCTCATGAGCTTTTGTAGAATCTCCACGCAATACATCAACTTCTGCAGGCCTCATAAATCTTGGATCTTGTTTCACATATTTTTCCCAATTAGTAACTCCTATATGTTGAAAAGCCACATCTAAAAACTCTCGTATAGAATGTGCCTTACCAGTAGAAATAACATAATCACCTGGAGTTTGTTGTTGCATCATTAACCACATACATTTAACATAATCAGGTGAATATCCCCAATCTCGTTTAGAATCTAAATTACCTAAAGTGATGTAATCTTCCAATCCCAAATGAATACGAGCAACACCATCGGTAATCTTACGAGTAACAAATTCAATACCTCGTCTTTCTGATTCATGATTGAATAATATACCACTTACATTAAACATATCATAAGACTCTCTATAATTTTTTGTAATCCAATGACCATATAGTTTTGCAACTCCATAGGGACTTCGTGGATAAAATGGTGTATTTTCATTTGCTGGATTTTCTACCATCTTACCAAACATTTCGGAAGTAGATGCTTGATAAAATTTAATATCCTTACCACTTTTTAACTCTCGTATTGCTTCTAAAACTCGTAAAACACCCATACCAGTAACATCACCTGTTTGTTCTGGCGTATCCCAACTAGCACCTACAAATGATTGAGCAGCTAAATTATAAATCTCATCAGGATTAGATTGTCTCAGACATCTTAATAATGAATTTTGATCTGTCAAATCCCCATTAAGAAATGTTATTTTTTTCTCAAGATGACTGGTATTTGTTCTATTCTTAGTAGATGATCTTCTTTCCACACCATATACTTCATACCCCTTCTCTAATAAAAAATCAGCAAGGTGACTACCATCCATACCATTTATACCTGTAATAAGTGCTTTTTTCATTTTGTTTTCTCCAATATGTTTTTAAGGTCTTGATACTCTTTAAATTTACCTTGACCTGTTATTAATTTTTGTATATTCTCTTTTGATAATTTTAAAAATTCTTGAAAATCATTATTCTTCTCACCAATAAACGAATGTGGGTTGTCCTCACCTTTTACATAAAGTCTTTTCTTTGAGTGTCTTCTAGCATGAACATGTAAAACATTTTTACAGACAAACTGCATAAAGTTCTGACCTAATAGTTTCTGACACATTATAGATAAACCCTCATCGTCATTATATAATAAACACGATGGTACATTAACCCCAAACTTTATCAAGTCTGCTGATAATACTAAACAAGCACCACTTATCTTTGGGTGTTGAATGTATGAAATATCAAATTCATTAGCCTTTGCATTTATCTCATTCATTGTTTCTATTGGTAACTGAGACTTTGCCTGTTTGGGATATAAATGTCCATTGTCATCATCTATAAATTCAACATCAACATAGTCATTATGAACTAATGGATCCCAACTACTATCCCACATCTTTCTATCTGAAAAACTCAACAGATATTTATGAATATTTTGTCCATCGGTATAGTTGGCTAATGTCTCTATGACTTGAAATGCTTCTCTTGGAAAGAAACTATCAGTCTCTCCCCACATTACATAATCGACTTTTTTACAATAGTTATAGTTCAAATCTCGTCTATAGTCGGCATGAAAATAAAACTCATCACCATCTTTAATCTCCTGATTGACAATGTATCCCATAGATTCTAATGTTGATACACCTTTTTTAAATTTAATTACCAACTCATGTTTTTTAATCTTATCATAATCAACCTTTTCAAAATGCTGTAACATATTAAAACACAAATCAATAGTCACATTCTCTTTGTTCTCCACAGTTTCCAATAGATTTACCATACCATCAATAAAGTCAGCATACATCTCAATCTCAAACCACATCACATGAGTTCCGATTACATATTTTTTATTTAATTTAATTCCCATAAAAATGTTCGTATGTTTTTTTCATCCAATGATAAGTTAATTTATCATCCTTGTTATTTGGTATACTATTATACTGATACACCCATCCCCATTTTGTAAAAAGTAAATCTTCACCCAACAATTCTTTTCTGAACATATCACACATATTGAATTCATATGGTAACCATTTAAAATCAATACCTCTATCATGAATTAGAAAATTTACTGGAGTTTGATCTGTTCCAGCGTGCCATTCTTTTTCGGCTCGTCTAAGAAGTTCAGCATTTTCATTATAAAAATCTGTAACTTGTTTGAAAAAATCTTTGTGTGTTTCATTTACAATTACAAATCCACAATCGATGTATTTCCAAAAGTCCATAATATGACCATTGAAAAAATACTTACCGTAATTTTCAATACTTCTAATAATCCAATCGTAACTACCTTCGTTGTGAACTCCACACATTTTTCTATCTGTCATCTCAAAAAAATTAGGACAATCAGGATGAACGATTGTGTCAGCATCAACTGAAAGTATTTGGTCATATTCTATATCATTAGCTTCTAATATATCAAAAAGATAATATCTTTGCCAACAGATAGCCATCTCTTCTTTGGGTAATAACAAATCAGTAAGGACAAATAATTCGCAATCATTTTTTTCACACCATTTTTCCCAACTCTTTATCGAATATTGATATGGTAGTCTTCTTGTACTGGCATATCTACCTTCACCAGCTAAATCAATATCCATTGTAAAAACTATATTTTTCATTTGATTACCTAAAAATAGTATAAAATATTTCCCAAAATATGTTTACAGACCTGTCAATTTCCGTTTCATTTTCACCACATAATCTAACTAATTTTATGTTATTATTTTCTAAAATAGAGTAGTATCTCTCCTTCTTATCAAATAATTCTGGTATTTTTTCAATATCGTGTTGTGGGTGACCACAAAATAAATCTATATCTTCAATCATATCATTCTTTAATAAGTCTTCATAAACACTTAATTCAGCACCTTCTATGTTAAGTTTTAAAACATTCACCGAATCTTTAAAATCTACGATATATTTAGTAACAAAGTCAGAAATAGAATAACCATCCACTTCAATAAAATTCAATTCATTAACATTTTTTTTTGATGGAAATATAGAAGAACCAAGTACAGTTTTATATTCAGATAAATAAAGTTTAGTTTTACCAGAATTTTCACATATAGCATTATTAAAAAGTTTTACTCTGTATTTATTTTCATATTTATTTAGTAAACCCTTAAACAAATTGGTATTTGCTTCTACACCATATACAGTTAAATCAAATTCTTTTTCAAAATATTTATAATATTCCAAAACCAAATCTATTTCTTGGCCACTATGAGTTCCCAAATCTATGTAATTTAACTTTCTCATACCAATAATTCTTTTGGAAAAGTGTTAGTTTCTGTGTTCATTGATTTTATCAACTCTGAATTTCTTTCTCGTATTAATCCATGATAATTAGTATAGTTATCAAATCCCCTTTCAGTCCAAGAATATGGGTGTGTTAATAATTGTAACTTATTAACCTTATTAAAATCTAACTCTAGTGGATACCCATATTTCCATTTGTGATTTGAATCTGCTATATAATATACATTTAACTCACTTGGTCTACTACCACTAAAGTAATGAAAGAAATCTGCAGCATAACAATTTATCTTTCTAGGAACTTCCACATACCTTTCCAATAGACTTGGATTACTTCCACATCTATGAAATGCAAATCTATCAACCTCAAATCCATAATAATGTTCTAATGTCTCTATATCTTTTTGAATATACTTAATCAATTTCGTATCACTCATCGTTGGTGGATTCTGATGTAAACCTATACTATGACCAAGTTTTTTTATTTCTTTAATAGAATCAATATTTTTTTGTGAAAGAGCATTATAAGTGTTATTTCTCAACTGAACCGTATAAGTCGATTTAACTCCCAATTCATCAGCCTCAATACGAGCTAATTTCAATGCCCTATCTACTGAAAACTCTATGTCGTGTCTTAAAACACAAAATTTTGGCATAACATCAGTTATGTACACATCTAAAAAATCTACTATTGGTAAATGTTGCTCTACTAATGTAATTATATTTTTATATTCAACATAACTAAACATTACAAACCATTCCCTCTCTTCCCATTAAAATCTTACCATTACCTGTTTTATATCCCCTATCCTCACCTATATATTTTTTTACTCTTATTTTACCAGCAGTAATAAATTCATCAATTGCTGTTCGTATTGTTTTACCAATAGTACCATCTGGATATAACTTTTCACATACATCGTCAAAAATTAAAATTGGATTCGTTAGATGATTTAAACACCTGTCTATATCATACGAAACCTCCTGATGACTATGACCTGCATCTATATGAACTACATCAGCTTTTGGTAAATTAAAATTCTTATCATAAACATCTTGACATATGAATTGAATATTTTCTACATCCTTACAAACTTCTTTTGCAACATTTATATTTTGTTCACTTCTTTCAACCGCTATTACTTTTTTAAATAGGGAAGCATAAATTCTTGTTGTCGCACCACGATTACATCCAAGCTCTAACAATGTCATATTTTCGTAATCACTATGATTAAAGGTAGTGATAATATCTTCTTTAAATTTTCTTGAAGTCGTATCTTTATCTGCTTTTTTGTCCTTTACATTATTCAAAAAATGATTTTCATCGTAATTATCTTTGACTAAATCCCAAACCTGTTTCATCACATGAGTTCTCTGATCTTTAGGGATGCCATTAAAAACCCAATTCTTACCATACTTAATAAAAAATGGAATCCTATCTTCTTCTAATTGCCAATTATGACTAAACATATCCTTACGGTGTATATGAGTTAATTTATAAACGAATGGTAAATCTAAATTCATTTCAACATTATTTATCTGTAACCAATAATTTAGTGGAGTCTGCTCAGTACCCTTTCTCACAGTCTTATCTTGTAACTCTACAAATTTATCAATATTTTTATAATATAAATCTTTAAACTTTAAAAATATATCTCTATGGCTCTTATTAAATACTAATATACCAGAACTAAAGTAATCATACTTATTAAAATCATAAGAAAAGAAATCTTTATACCCCTGAATACTATCGTAAACCCATCTTAAATTATCTTTCTCTCTCCAAGCAGTAAACTTATGATTAGTCAATTCAAATATATTTGGCATATCCCATTTAGCCATACAAGTAGCATCAATTAACCAAATCTGATCATAATCAATACCAGCCTCATCTAGTAAATCAAAACAAAAAATAGATTTTTGCCAATTTACCCTAAATTTTGTGAGGTCTTTTTCAATAGGTTTTTCAAATGGAAAAAATATAACATCATTTTTATCACACCAATACTGCCAAGTCTTTTTGCTGATATCCATCCATTCCCATCCACCATATTTTTCAGCGTATTGATTGTTTTTTACACCTACCCAAAATACAACATTTTTCATTTTAAAATATAACCTTGTTTATATATATATAAATATAACTTATCTTATGTAAACATCTTATAAAATTATCTCATTTATAATATTAGAAATAAACTCTATATCATCATCAGTTAATTTGGGATGATTAGGTACATAAAAACCAAATTCATCTATCTCTGTAACATTTGGTAATTCCAACCTACCATATTTTTTAGCATAAAAGGGTTGTGTTCCCATTGATCCACAAATCATAGGTCTGACTTCAACTTTATTTTCTTGTAATTTTTTAACTATTTTTTCTCTTCTTGGATGAATTAAAGGATAAGCAAAATTTGAATTAAAATCATTTAAATCTATAGTTGGTTTCCAATAATCATTTTTAATTAACTCTTGATATTTAAATAAATTCTCTTCTCTTTTTATACCCCACCTATCTAATTTATCAATTTGAGTTAACCCAATATATGCTTGTAAGTCTGTTGATCTCAAATTGAATCCTTCATAATAAAAAGTATATAAAGAATTGAACTCCGATACATCCCAATCTTGTTGTAATTGAAATTGTGTTTCTATATCCAAATCTCTATCCCAACCGTGACTCCTCAACGACTTTAACATCTCATACAATTCAAAATCATCTGTTGAAACAAAACCACCCTCAATCGTAGATATGTGATGTCCAAAATAAGTTGAAAAAGACGACATCTTGCCAAATGTACCTAATTTCTTATCTCTAAATTCACAACCCATAGACTCACATGTATCTTCTAGTAATATAACATCATATTTATCACACAAATTAACAAGTTTATTAATTTCAGGAACTAATCCCAATACGGAAACAAACATTAAAACCGATGGTTGATGTTCTTTAAATATATCTTCCAAATGATTCAAATCAGCCGATAAATCTCTCTTGTTAGAATCACATAAAATTGGCTCTAAACCCAACTGCATTACAGGAGATAAATCAGTAGCCCAAGCAACCGATGGAACTACAACTTTATTATTCTTTAAATATTCACCTTGTTGTAATGCAGACAACATTAATAAATTAGCAGAAGATCCTGAGTTGCAGAATACTGAATATTTTCTACCTAACCATTTGGAATATTTTTCCTCAAATTCTAAAGTGACCTCTCCTTTAGTAAGTCTTGGATAGGTTTTAAGCCATTCTACTAATCTGTCTATATCATTATTGTCAATTGTATCTTTTACTAAAGTTATCATAAACTCTCCTTATACCTTCTTCTAACGAAGTAAATTCAAAATCATTTAATACTGAAAGTAACTTTGACGAATCAACATCTTTTCTATACTGACCATCAGGTTTTGTGTTATCGTAGGTAACTTTTAAATCACCTTTACCACAAGCTTTCATACCTATTTTAGTTATGTCTTCTATTGAATGAACATAATCTGGAGCTACATTATAATTTCCTCGTATGTCATTTTCAATCATATACTTAATGACTCTAGATAAATCACCAGCATACATGAATTGTCTTAATGGTTTACCCGTTCCCCATATCTCAACACTATCTTTAGCATCATATATCTTTTTAATTAAAGCCGAAACGAAATGACTGTGATGTTCTTCGTATTTGTCATATTCACCATACAAGTTACAAGGCATTAAATAAGACCAATTTTTGTTATACTCTTTAACATAGGAATCTATTTGAGTTGCCATAAGTCTCTTAGACATAGCGTATGCAAAATTATCTTCAGGCGGAGGTCCGTCAAATACAACATCCTCTTTCATCGGATAATTTTCAACTACATCAGGATACATACAAGTACTATTAACAGCAATCACTTTTTCAACTTCATGTTCATGACAAGCTCTAAGTAAATTTGTATTTATCAAAGTATTTTCTTCAAGATATTCTACTGGATAAGTTATGTTATCCATTATACCACCAACTCTAGCTGCTAGATGTACAACAACATCTGGTTTAAATATATAAAGTAAGTCATCGACTCTACTTGGGTTTAACAAGTTCCAAGGTTTAGACCTTACATAATTTGCATCTTGTAAAATATCTTTTAGGTGTTTACCTACTAATCCACTTCCACCAGTAACTAATATTTTTTTATCCATTTTTTTCTCCGAATAAATAATCATCAACAATCACATAATCCAACTCGGTGTTATCTAATACATAAAGTGCGTCTTCTATTTTAGTTAAAATAGGATTACCTAATATATTGAATGAAGTGTTTAAGATAACTGAAACATGATTTTGGTTTTCCATTTCTTTAAGTATATCATAAAATTTAGCGTGTTGTTCTCTTGTAACTGTTTGTAATCTTGAAGTTTTGTCTACATGAGTTATTGATTTTAGTTCTTCTTCATACTCTTCTTTTACGGTTGGAGCAAAACTCATATATTTTGACTCAAATACATCATTAAAGTATTCGGAAGCATTTTCTAATCTAGCAACAGGAGCAAATGGTCTATACCATTCTCTGAATTTTACTTTGGAATTTAATATATCTTTCATATTAGGAAAAGAAGGATCACAAATGATACTTCTGTTACCTAAAGCTCTAGGTCCTATTTCAGAACATCCTTCAACTAAACCAATCAATTTACCACTTTTTAATAAAGTAACTATTTCAGAGACATCTATTTTTCTAGCACCCCTATCTTTAACATACGAATCTAATTTTTGATAATCTAGTAATTCAAAACCATTATAATGTATATCCTCAACTTGTTGTGGGTGATTTAATAAAAATTGACCTAAAGATAAACCACAATCATTTGGATTTGGTGGTACATATAATCTTCTACCAGATTTGCTCAAATGTTCGTATAGTCTTTGATTGAATAAGACATTTAAAGCACACCCACCAACTAAAATTACATCATGCTCTTTATATTCATCTATCAAAGGTATTATCAATTGTAAAGATAATTCCTCAAAAACATATTGTGAAGTTGCTGCTAAATCATAACTTGATTGTCCTTCGATACTATTCAAACTTAAATTTAGTCCTATTTCATCACCCAACTGACTTAAGTGTTTGTGGTTATAATATCTACCCATAGGCTCTATCCACTCCTCAATGACATTACCATAAGCACATAATCCCATAACCTTACCAGCGTAAACTAATGAGTGTCTGTCACTATCTGGACCTGGTTTTATCTCTGAAATTGGGCATCCTATATGACCATAAGCTACACCTAGATTAATATCATATTTTTTAATTAGTTCAACACTATCACCTTCGGCCAGATACGAAGCGGTATATGTTACCCCATCGTAATCATTACCACCACCATCTATTGAAAAAACAACTGCCTTTTCAAAACCAGATTGGAAAAATCCACTAGCCGCGTGAGATCTGTGATGTTCCATTTTTTTAAATTCTGCGTTTGGAAAATATTTAGATATAAATTCTATGTCCTCTGAACTTATTTCATTATAGATAACTAAGTCTATATCTTGTTTTACTTGTTTTTTTATATGTTGAAAAAATAAATTTCTTTTTTCATCACTACTACCCAAACCATCCCTATGATCCATTCGTTGAGTAAAAGCACCATACCTTTGATTTACAAATCTTTCATATTCTAAAACTTTTATTTCATTGTTTTTATCCACAAAAGTAACACTAGCATCATGTGAACCATATATACTTAAAGTTGATAACATATTTCTACCTATATAATTGACATTTGTTTAAAAATATTTTCATACATCCAATCCTCTGAAAGAATGTAATCTTGTGCAATCTTAAAATTTTCTTTAGCATAAGGTAACATTGAGTCATATAACTCTTTATTTAAAGAATTTAATATATCACTAATTTCCTCTACATCATTAAAGATAATCATACCCCTTGTGTCAAAATAATCTCCTATAGAGGGCATCCCATAATAAATTGGAATAGTTCCTACCATTATTGGATTAATAAGTTTTTCTGAAAAGTGATAGTCACGAGACTGATTTTCCATAGCCACATGGAACATATAGTCTATCAACCCAACACTAATTGGCTCTATAGGAGTATAACCTCTACCCATAACATCTATGATATTATTATGTCTAGCAATAATTTCATGTCTTTTGTAATGGTCTACAACATTCTTTTTACCAGAAGCAATAATAGACACTAATTTACTCTTGTGGTGGTCTACTTTTCTATTTTCTTCTTCGATCCAACACCCACCGAATGGATAATAAATAAAATTTTCACCTTTGTCTAAAAGTTTTTTATCATTAACCAACACCCACTCAAATAAGTGATTATTTTCAAAAACCCACTCGTATCTTGCTGGTTGTTTTACATATGGTTCTATCAACCAAGCAACTTTTCTTTTATGTCCTGGTTTTGTGTTTTGGATATCCCTATCTGTATAAAAAACCAAATCTTCTTCTTCTGAAACATCTCTATCCCACTCCACATATTTAGAAAACGATACTGGAGGCATTGGATTGTTACTATATTCACAATGCCAAAAAGTATTTTCCACTATCTTTAATTTTATTTTATTCATATTAATATCCAATCTTTACAGTATATATCTCTTGAATCCAAATTTTTATTTGGACCAAACCAAACTTTTGGTGCTATCACACTCTTGTTTTTATTTTGATTTAACCAAGAACCCCACCAACTAAAACTACTGTTGGTAATTATATTATGTTGACATAAACTCATTAACCATAAATCAATATAATCATATTCACCTTCTATGAAAACAACATTATCACCTGTAATATTTTTCTTACACCATTCTATGTCATCACTCATGACTAAAAAATTGTAATTAGAGCCATAATGATTCATAGCATTTTCACAATAAGATAGTTCTGTTGGTGGATGTCTATCTACCTTATCCAAATAATCACCCCTTCTTACATGCAAAGATACTGATGTATTCTTATCCAATAGTGGTAAATAATAATTAGTGATATGTTCATAAGATTTCGAATCAATGGAATATAAATCTAAAATCAATTCTCTATCTAAGTATTTTTCCGATTGAAAATAACCCTTTAATAACAAATTTTTAACATAAGGTAATTTTTCATATGTAAAATTATTTTCTTGATAATAATATTTAACATTAGATTTTTCGTTTTTTACTTTTCTTAAAATATTTTCTTTATAATTATTTATATTTTTATGAATCTGTACCGCCAAATCAAAGTCTACTGAAAATTCATCATCGTTTTTTTTAGCTAATGTATAACCTGCAGCTATCTGAAACATATAGTTTCCTAAACCACCTGCCAATTCACAAGAAATCATTTATTTACCTTTTCTAATATTCTATTATACTTTTCATACATTGAAAAAATACTCATCGTGTTCATTAAGTCACTAAAACTATCTCTTTGCTCTGCTAAACAAGGATAAACACCATATGTTTTATTTCTACGCTGTAAGTTGTCGGTGTACCATTTATCTATATTATAACGATTAGGATTTGATTGTGACCAATTCCAAGAATCATCCCAATCTAAATTATCATAAGTATCAATAATATAATCATAAGCTGACGAACCAATAGCATAAGCATGAGTCGTTTTACACATATGGATAGAAGCTAAATTATCATCGATTCTATATGAAAGACTTTCATCCCCTACTACATTACCACCTAAATATAACATATCATAATCAATATTATGTTTTTCTATCTGTTCCATACAATTAGATAATATATCATCAACATCATCTCTAAGTATTTTAACATCATCTTCAAAAATTAATATATTTTTATACTCATTTTGTTTGGCTAATTTAACAACTTCATAATGTGATTTAGTACATCCAATAATACCTGGTTGTATGTAATATGCATCAAACCTTTCTACATCACCAATACCTAATTTTTCAAAAACCTCTAAGCTTTCTAACCATCTATCTTGTCGATGTTTTAAATTTATACAATAAATTTTATCGAAATATTTTTGCATTTAATTTTTACTAATAAAATCTTTAATATAATCTTTAATGTCAATTGTTGGATTCCAACCTAACAATTCTCTAGCTTCTACTGATTCACATAAAGTTACTTCCATTTCACCAGGTCTTGCTGGAATATATTCAACTTCCTCTTGACCAAACATTTCAGTTATCTCATTTATAGAGTAATTTACACCTCGACCTAACTCAAATGTTTTACCACTTATTGTATAATAGTTATCAGTAACAAGAGTATTACCACACCTAACTAATCCATCTACAATATCTTGAACATGAGTAAAATCTCGTCTCTGCTCACCATCACCTGTAACAGTTAAGGTTTTACCATTACCATATTGTTTCTCAAATATTCCGATTACAGCAGCATATGCCCCTTCCAATATCTGATGTTCTCCATATACATTATAAAATCTAGTGGTGACAGTTGGTAATTTAAATACTTTGTTGTACATTTCACATAACAACTCACCTTGTCTCTTTGTAAAACTATATGGATTAGCAAAATGGTCACCATGAGCCGTACTAGAACCAGCATAAACAACAGGTATATTTTTATCTCTGGCATAATTCAAAACATTCTGTGTTCCCAATACATTATTTTCAAAAACCTCCTGTGGATTTTTAAAAGATGGTTGTATTCTAGCTAAAGCAGCTAAATGAAATATTACATCTGGCTTCTCTATTTGACAATCGCAAGTAACCTCGCAAAAACAACTATCTGATAATTTCCAAAAGAACTTTTTAGAAATATCAATATTATAATATTTACATCCATCCTGTTCATTTTCCTTAAAACCAGTAGAGTAATTGTCTAAAGCAAATACTTCATGACCATCTCTCATCATTCTTTTAATTAAATTAGTACCAACAAATCCAGCACCACCTGTAACTAATACTTTCATTATCTTCTCCAAAAATTTATAACAGATTCAATTATTTCATCAACACCCAAAGTTGATTCCCAACCTAATAATTTTTTTATTTTTTCAGAATCTGGTATTTTATCCCAAGCCTCTTCAAATAAAGGCCCATGAATTGTTTTAGGATCAACATTAACAATTTCTGATTTACTATTTGTGAACTCTTTCACTTTTTCTGCCATATGTTTAATAGTAGCAACATTCTCACCATTACCAATATTCCAAATTTCATTCATATGGTCATTAGTAACTGATGTTAAATAAATACCATCAACTATATCTTTGACATAAGTAAAAGCTCTAATTTGTTCTCCATCTCCAAAAACAGTTATTGGCTCATCTTTTAATGCCTGTTGAGTAAAAGTAGGTAAAACAAATCCACCATCTTTTAATTGTCTAGGACCACTTATATTAAATGGTCTAATTATTTGATATTTTAAATTAGACACCTTTGATGTATTAGATAAGACTATTTCTGCTAGTAACTTACCCATTGAATATTCATTACGAACTTTAAAATCACCAACTAATAATTTATCATCATCTTCTTTTAAAAACTCAGCTTTTTCCCTATAACCATAAATTTCAGAAGTAGAAATAAAAATCAAAGGACAATCAAATTTCTTAGCACCATCTATAGCCCAATAAATATCATCTAAAATATATCTAGCCATCTCACCCGAATGTTTCAATACACCTACGGGACCTACTGGACTAGCTAAATGTAATATAACATCAAAATCATCTTGTAATGTGTCCCACGATACATTGAGAATATCATCTATTATCACATGAGAGTTCTTACACAACTCATCTGTAGGTTCAATTACATTTGATGATAAATTATCTATAATAGTTATTTCAAATCCCTCAGACTCATATTTTTCAATTGAATGTGAACCAAGAAATCCCAATCCACCAGTCATTAACAGTTTCATTGTTTTAACTCCGTTTTCTTAATGTAAAGTTTAGAACCATCTTTACAAGTTATGAAGGCATTTGGATATGGATCTTGTAATGCCCTTACCTTATCATGTAGTTCATCAGCAGTAAAATTACTTATATCGTCTATTTTTATTTCACTCATAGACGGTTTTCTTCTTTTGTAAAAGGTGGCTTTATCTTCATTTTGTTTGATACGATTTTGATAACCATCTTCTAATATCTCTATAACTCCATCAGCTCCTATGTTGCTAACTCTATTATAAATATCTTCTAAATCTCCATCAAGACTAAATTCTTTTTGAAATAAAATGTCACCAGTATCAATACCTTCGTCCATCTTAAATAAAGTGACAGCACTTTTCTTTTCACCAGCAATTATTTGATGTTGCATTGGAGAACCACCTCTATATTTTGGTAGTGGTGATGGGTGTAAACAAATACAAGGATAATTATTTATTATATCTTCTTTTATAATCCAACTCCAACCTATAAAAAATACATAAACTGGTTGATAATAGTCTATCATTCTTTCAAGTAAATCTTTATCATCTACATAAATACAATTATCAATTTCACGCTCATCTACTTTTTGATATAAATCAAATGCCCAATCTCTATATCCACATATTAATATATTTCTCATTAGTCAATCCATCTTAATATTTGAAAAGCTTCAGCATATTCGTTGTTACTTTGTGTGCCTCTTAAATTAGCCATAGACTTTAAATTCTCTGAACTCCTAAAACTTCTTACTTGTGTTTTCATCAGTTCATATGCTTTAATTTTTTTATTCACATCTATCGGAATAAAATAGTTTGGAACAAATCCACCATTTATGTTATGAGTCTTATCCCAAAAGAAAACATGAGGTTGTTCATAAACTAAAATCTTTTTAACAAAAAAATTAATGTCATGTGGTCTAGTTGCAATCAATGATGCTTCATATACAATTCTATGATCTTGATTATAAGATGGATATGGTATGTAAATTTGTTTTGGTTTCAACCGACTAATGACTTCCTCAAATTCACCAATTAAATCTTTTAGTTGAAAATTATTAACTTTATTATCCAATAATTTGAAATCAAAATTTAAAAATTTACTAACCTTTTTTAATTCATTTATTCTGGTAACAACACTAATTGACATATCACCATTAACATATCTATTTTCTACTCCACAATATAAAACAAATGTATCTTTATCTAATATACCACCACATCCCAAAACCTCATCATCTATATGCGGAGATATAACAAGTTTCTTAACCATTTATAACTCCCAAAAATCTGTTTTTAACAGAATCATATGAATAGTATTCATTTGCCTTTTCAAAAGCAGTATACATAGTTTTTCTTAATACATCATTATTTTCATGTAAATCCACAAAAGATTTTTCTAACTTATTCCACTCATTAGTAGCAGTATTTGGAAATAGAATTTCATTTGAATCTTGAACCCCACCGATATTCAACATACCAAGTGCTGCACATTGAACAGCCATAGAACCACCTGTTTTAACAGTATCTAAATTAAAACAATATAATGAATCGGTAATACCAGATAAAAATTCTTCCCATTGGTTATGTTCTGGACCTTCATATTTGACAATATGTTCAACTACTGGTACATCATATTTTTCACTTATATAATTAACAAAACTTTCTGTATCCTCACCTGGTGAAACTTCTGGTGTTTTATAATTTAATATTTGTACTAACTTATCTTGTGTAAAATATTTTTCATATAAAAAATCGATATTATGAGGTTGTGGTACATAATGAACATCTCTACCACATAAATCAGATAATGTTTTTATACCTAACATACCATTCTCTTCATGGTCTACTTTCCAAGGAAAAGTTATGTAATCACACGACTTAAAAAATTCAACTCTTTGTGGTATGGAAAAATTAGACCAATAATCTTCTTTTATAAAACTAACAACAATAGCATTTGGATATTTTTTTCTTATCATATCAACATTATATTCATGTTTTTTTTCTATTGCAACCATAATAACATCTAAATCTAAAGAAGGTAATTCATCAAATTCCGTCCAATTTAAAAAATAACCATCAAATAAAAAAGGCCATCCCCATATTCCCAAATGACACTCATTACCTATTGAGTGATGATGTGAGTATGGTTCATCAGTATTAAATTTATATGACTTGCCGTCTTTGACATAATAAGACCTTTGAACACAACCATCTATTAACATAGCAAAATTTATTTTATTCAACATCATCTAATCTACTAAAAATATCATAAACATGCAACACTAAATTTTGTAAATTATATTTTTCTTGATATTTTTTTCTCATATTTTGGACAAGTCTTTCTCTGATATTATCGTAATCCGATAATACATAATCTATCTTCTCTTCAAGATTAGACCAATCATAATTTACAGCAATATATGTCTCATCATCCTCATATATAAAAGGTTTGGAATTAATATAACTCATATCAGGTTTCATCAAAACACTTCCAAACATAGCAGACTCTATATCTCTAGGTGCCATTTCACCATAACCAATTGGTGCTAATATAATTTTTGAATCAAACATTTTTTTATAGTATTCTTGTGGTGACAATCTAACACCATCTACTAATTTGGCTACATTATATTTATCACCCAAAGTGTCCATTAAATTTTTTCTATGAGGATCGTAATAATCTGTTTGACACAAATCATGTTCATAAACTGGTTCTTTTGTTGGATAACTAAACATACAAGACAAATCATATGGTTTATCTTGACTATAATCATACCAATTTGGTTGTAAAGTATGCAACCAATTACAACCCGTCAACTCCATATTAGGCTCTAAATCGTATATATCTGGTACAGAATAATCACCTTTTCCCCAATACATTCTACCATTAGCCCAACCTTGTTTGTATAAATTAAAATCTTTTAAATATGTATTTTTTAAAAATAACTTAGCATTTGATTCACGAAAAACATCAATTGTCCCAATTAAAGTAGTAGAATCTTGACCATCTACAATCATATAATCACCATCTATTTTAGAGACAAATTCTACTCCATTATCTATAGATTCTTTTAATGGTTTTTTCTTATCTATAATACTAGCTTGACCAACAAAAGCGTAATCATAATCATCAGAATCGGTAAAAAGTATTCCTACTTCACTAAAAAGATTTTGAGCCATAATGAAAGGTCTAAAAGTAGTTTCATTACGATGTTTATCAAGTTCATATAACTTTACTTTAATCACCTTAATTTAGCACTTATCTCTTCATTATAAAATTTATTTTGTTCTACTTGTCTTTCTATTGTCTTTGGATGTATAATAGAATATTTTTGTTCCATTGGTAAATGAGCATAAGTTTGAAATCCAGTAATCATTTCGTGAACTGGTTTTTCCCAACGAATGTTTGGTCGGTTACGAAATATACGACCTTGCCAGTCAGGATAATTTACCCAACCATTTTCATTTATTCTATATCCATACATTCTACAATGTTCTTCTGTTATCCCATCTACTGTATTTATTCTTGGAACATAAATCAAATCAACCTCGTTACCCTCAAGTATATCATGTATGTCTTTCATAAACCAATGAGATACCATTTCATCCGCATCTAAGTTAAAACTATAATCACCAGAACACATTCCTTTGAGATAATTCTTTTGTGTGGCGAAATCACCTAAAAGATTTCTTTGCTCATAAACTACACCCTCGGTAGATATATAAAAATCTAATATAGTTTTAGTCTTTTCATTATCAGAATAGTCATCAAGAATAACTATTTCATCCTGTGGTTGTTTATATTTTACTAAAAACTCTAATAACTTTTCAAGTGTATTGGTTTCATTATGAACCAACATTGAATAACTAATTTTCATTGAATAAATTCTATGTTTATTTGTGTGACTTTTATTGCTGTTAATTTTCCTATTTTATAGGATCTATACGCTTCTTTAAAATATTTATCGGATGATATAACATCACTATAAAATCTTTTGGTGGACATGGCAGACCTCTTCTTTGGATTAGAAATCTGAACACGAAAGTAATCTTCTTTTAAGTTAATTAAGTTTTCTACTTCATCTAATTTAGTTTTCTTAAAATCTGCAACTTGAAATAATTTTTTTAACTTCGTTGGGTTAAGATAGTTTAAGTTCAAACCTTCAACATTTTTTGTCTTATTATTTTGATGTAAAAAAAGTAGTATGGGGCGAGGATCCACGACACCAGTTTCAGCATAGTTAAATGTAATTATCATACCAGGTAATAATTTACCACTGGCAATAGTTTGAAAAGACTTAACTATTCGTCTGTTGTTGTATCTTCTGGCCAATTAATGTCTCCAATTTTTCTACCATTTTAAAAGCATCACCAAATGTAGGTACTACAACTTCAGTTTTCGGATCCACATGAGAAAAAACTCTCCACTTCAACTCTTTTTTTTCAACCATAGGAACAACATTGTAATTCTCCGTTGTAAATACCGATGGTGCCCAAAACCTTTTTCCAATTTTTCTACAAACATCTTTAAATTCTTGTGGAAATGGATTATCACTTATATGAATTTTCATATTATTGTTTGAACCAAAACCACAACCTATGCACTGCATATTCTGCTCATCATCACCTAATAATATGAGATTATCTCCTGTATTTTCTTCACCATCATCAGCCATACATACAGGACATTTAACTTTCAATACCATATCTTCCATTATGTTACCTTTTTAAGTTTAGGTAATTTTATCTTAGAGGGTTGTGTTTTATTATCAATTTTCTTAAGTTTAGGTAGATTTAAACTTACAGGTTGAGGTATTGACTTAAAAACTTCATCTAACATTTTATTAAATTCAATTTTCATAGCTTTTAAAGAAAACTCTCGTCTATTTCTTTTACCCAAACGAGTAGCTTTCTTTTGTATTAGTTTTCTTTTCTTATGAAAAGTTCTAATCTTTCTAACCACATCAGCTTCATTTACACTAAACCACTTAGATGGCTCAACAATAATTGGAGGCCATAAAGCAGATTTTGGAACTTCTTTTACAAACCCATCTATTAACATAGATTCCGAATCTGTTAGAAAATCTAGATGACCACTCCACTTTGTAGCAATTACAGGTAAATCACAACAACTAGCTTCAGCCATTGGTCTTCCAAATCCCTCACCATGAGTACAAGTAATGAAAGCACCAATCTTTGGATGGTTGTAAAGTGTTGACATCTCTTCAATAGTAAAGTCACCGTGTATTAAATAAATATTAGGTAAGTTTACCCCATCAAACATATCTTTAACACTTTGTATTCTTTTTTTAATATCTTGTCTATCAAGTATACTAAAATTAGCTCCATTAGTTTTAAGGACAAGTGCTGGTGGATTAGGGATATTAGCAAAAGCTTTTAAAAAAGACTTTATCAAAACTCCGATATTTTTTCTATCTTCACCAAAACCAGCATTACCCCATTGACCTACATGAAGATATGCAAAATCTTCTTTGATAAGGCCATCTAACTCTTCACATAAATCCTTTTCTAATTCATGTTTTTGTTTTGGATAATAGATATCTGTATCAACACCTTCGAACAAAACATGAATAGGTTTTTCGTTTTTAACCACACCTGCTTTTCTCTTCTGACCATTTGGTAAATCTTCCATTCTATCATAAGTACATTTATTAAATGTGTTAGCAGTAAAGGTAGATGGAACTATATTTAGATTCATTTTATTCATACCATTTAAAAATTCAGGTGAAACTACATCAGTTTCCACACCAGCAGTTACACCAATACTAATTTTCCCACCAGTAGCAAATTCATTTGGTATTCTTATGTCAATTAAAACATCTGGTTGACTTTTTACTTGTTCATTTGTAATAAAACTATCTAATAATTTTTTATGTTTGGGAACTTCTGGTCTTAAATGATTTCTTGGCGTACTTCCCCACTTAACATCAATACACTTAATATCTAAGTCTTCTCTATCCATGATTGAATAGTATAATGAACGAGCATGGTCACCATAACCACTACGGGTATTAAAAGGTGCAATCATAAGTACAAAACGCTTCATACTGCCTCCATCGTATATTTTGATTTTGGTGTCCAATTCTCAAAAGCACCATTCATAGACTTAATAAAGTTTTCGCCCATGACCTTTGCTGTCATTTGATTTTCTTTACAAAACTGTGTTCCCAATGAACCAACTCGTTTTCTTTCTTCTCTACCCATGTCGTAAAACTCTCTTAGATTTTTAGCAGCATCCTCTGGTTGACATCTATCATCCCAAATGTATGGTGTTGGTACTGAACCTTGTAATGAAATAGAAGTTGGATAAACGGGTTTTGCCCACTCACCATGTGTTTTATATCGACCTCTGTGATTACTACCCAAGTCAACATAGTCATCAGGTGTTAGTAAATTACCATCATCATCTTTAAATCCACATTGGTCTTGTAATCCACCTGTAACATTTACAATAATTGGTGTTCCAACAGTCATAGCCTCACAACTACCCAATCCAAATCCCTCATTACTAGCAAGATTAACATAAACATCTGCAGAATTAAACAACATATTCATTTCTTGATCACCAAACGGTCTACCATCCGTATCATATGTAAAACAAATATCATAATCTGGAATTAAATGTTTTTTTACTCTTGGTAAATCTGTTCCATTTTCATCACTTGGTTGACAATGAAATATTAACACACATTCTCTTTGTTGTTCCGGCGTTAATTCGTCCATAAAGTATTTGTATGCTAGAATCAAATCATTAGGTTGTTTTCTTCTGATATTTCTATTACTATAAAGTATTTTAAATTTCTTATCAGAAAGTTTATGTTTAGATTCAAAGTCTATCAATGACATATTATCATCTTCTATCTTATTAAACCTTCTTGGTGAAATACCATGTGGCACATAAGTCACTTGCCAATCTTCATACCCATATGGTTTTAGTAATCTTTTATTTATACCATAAGTCTGTTTTGATATTGCCATCAATAAATCACAACTACGATAGTAATTAGTATTGTATTGTGGATCAGGTAAATCATCCCAAATGTTGTAATAAAATATTGGCATAGTCCTACGAAGTTCCGCTTCCATATTATAAAACCAAATCCAAAAACGAGGATCTGTATAGTGTAAGATAGCATCTGGTTTTTCCAAAGCAATAACTTCTCTAAGAATATCTTCATTACCATACCCATCTACTGGATATATTCTCAGATATCCATCTTTAATACCGAATTCCTCAAGTCCCTGTGACATATCTATCACCTTTCCAGCTTCTGGATGTTTAATAGCACCCCCAATCTGAACCCAATCATATTCATTTAATGTCTCAAATACGATGTCTTTAGATACAGTAGCTACTCCACTATGCATTCTCAAATCATCAGACATCAATAAAATTTTCTTCTTAGCCATTCAGAACCTCTTTCTTCTTAGAATTTGAATCTGTAAAATATTTTTTTAATACAGATAATTTATCTTCAAATCCAGCAATTATATCTAACTCCTGTTCAATGGTTTCTATTATATTAGGATGTTCCCCAACACCAACAGTATTCTCAAGTAGTATTTCTATATTTACTTTATGTGCAGAAATTTCACCTTCGAATTTTTTTACAAGAGCTTTGATAATATCTCCCCTAAGTTGCATCATTAGAACTGACTCCCACTTATGTAAAGTTTATCATAACTTTCAACTTGTTCTCTCATTGAATTATCTGTAATGTACTGATGTACTGACCTGTTCACTAACTTTTGTAGATTCATTGAAGAATTTACAGTCTTAAACTTAAATTGTTCATATAATGATTTAATTATTTTTACAGAAGTTAATTTAGTCAAATTATCTTTTTTCATAACCTATTCCTTGTTAATAACTATATATATAAATATATAGTTTCAATCAATAACAAGTGTTTTTTTTCCAAATTTTTTAGCATAACCTATCGTAGACATAGAACCTGGTGAATCAACACCTCTTGGAATAAATGCCACTACATATTCTGAATGAATAGCAATCTGTTTATTACGAGCAAAGAAGTTTTTAACACTATAAGGTTTACCATAGTTCCTTTCGTGAAGTGGACAATATAAATTATGAGCTTGATGTGCTGGTGGATATTCTTCATATTGTAAACCTAATTCAAGAGCATATTTTTTAGCGTAATAATCAGCTCCTTGTTTACACCCACCACTAACTATTATAGTATCATTACCTTTATCATTTTTTAACTTAAAGATAAATTCTTTAATTTTCTTTCGGTTTTCGTATTTACGACTACCGACAATCCCTACTTTTAAAGTATCTTGCCCCATTTACAATGCTCCGTATCATAGAACTCACAGAATTTACACACCTTACCTGGTTTAGCAGCATAAGTTCTTTCTAATAGATAATTTCCACTATCATCAAACACTTCGGCTCTAAACTCCTCAAACTTATTCATAGTCTTGTTGATACTTGGTACTCCATTTGCCGGTTCAAACTTCTGTAACCTTGTTATTGGAAAATCAGGATTCTTTGCTATTTTTCTTTTTAATATAAGAAACATAACATCAATCTTATCTAATGAAACATCAAATAACTCAGAGTAATATTTCTTGTAAAGTAACAACTGAGATTTTTTGTTGAAGTCTTTCTTTTGGTAATCTGTCCAACCACGAGTAGCAGTTTTAAGGTCAATAATTACAACTCTACCAGATATCTTATTTCGTATTACAACATCTAAGAAACCCATCATATCTACACCCTCTTGGACACTTTTCAAAATTGGAACTTCAACACCAATCAGTTCCCAATTTTGTTTCATAAAATATTTGTTACGATATTTTCTAAAGTGTTGTAGTATTTCAAGACCATCTTGGTAGAACTCCATCATCTCGTCTTGTGTACAAGGTAAGACATTTTGACTTTCTTTTATTTTGGTGAACTCCGTAACCATCTCTTCTTTCAATCGAGACTCCATGTCAAGTTTGTCAGCAGCAACAATAGACTTGTTGTACATCACCGACAGATACTCTTGTATCACCGTATGCATCGCTGAACCAAAGAGAGTGTGTATATTACCAACAAAAGTTCCTAACTTGTCTATATAACGAAGTTTCCATTTAAGGTTACAATCGTTATAGGTAGTAAATTGACTATGTGATATATGTGCCATTATATAATCTCGTCAATCATTCCATATTCTAAACAAGTATTGGCATCCCACATCAAGTCGTGTTTTAATATCTCGTTAAGTTTCTTCATCGGTATCTTTGTGTATTCTTTATAGATGTTCTTGATATTCTTCATCATCAAATCTAAGTTTTGTTTCTCATCTTCAAAGTTAGCATATGTACCCCAAAATGCTGTAGATAACTGATGAACTAACATATAAGAATTTCTACTCATAAATCTTTTATGCCCAACGACAGTCATAAAAGTAGCCGCACTAGCAGAAAATCCATCTACATAAGTCCAAACTGGAACTTTACTTCTTAATATAGTGTCCATAGAAGCGATACCACTTACAATAGTTCCACCACCTGAATTAATAAAAAGTTTTATAGGTGGTGGTTTTATAGTGAGACTATTAGATAAAGTTATAGCTTTTGCTTCTAACTCACTTATCTTTTTATTTAACTCACTACAAGAATTTCTATTTACACCAGAATAAAAATATATCTTATTATCTTGTACTGATATATGTTTTTCTGTTGCTTCACCACTTGTCTTTCTTTTAGGTTGTACTTTTTTCTCACCCCAATGTCTTTCCATTACTTACCCCATTTACCATTTTTAACGATTGTTGCCATTATTCCATAATTTGATACATCCAAAAATGCATCTACCATAGGTTCACCTTCTACGGCGTTCTCTCTTCCACTCATCAAAAGTGTTTTCAATCGTTGTATCTTATCGTTCATCCTAAACCAAAGACCTGTAAGTGATAAATGTATTTCATCAGATGTTTGTAATTGTGTTCCAACTGAAATATTACCAGGACCATAATCATGTTGTTTATGAAGAAACAACTCATATTGTTCTCTTTGTAACCTACGGAACTCAGCCGTCATTTGTGGCCATTCTTCTTCCATCTGTTGAACAACTGTCTTGTCCTTTGTTACTTCATTTTTATCTTGTTTTAAATTCCTTCCGATACCCGTTGGACAAAGACCTCTTTCAGGATCATCAGCAGGATCTATAATTTTAGTTTCTAATTCTCGTTCTTTTATATTCATATTATACCTTCACTACATTTGTTAATTGTATTAAAATAATTGATATTGCCAATAGTATACTAATTATTGTTTTTAAAGTTGGTATTTCCCCTATCAAAAACCAAGTTAATAAACCAAAGACAAATGTGCTTATACCAAATCCAGCCAATCTCATATTCCAAAAAGCACCAAAATGTTCAAATGACCACTTGGTACTATAAAAGAATAATGGTGCTATTAACAAACTTGTAGCATAAACCCACCACATCGATTTTAGTATTTTAACATCTGGCCACACATAATGTGCCTGTAACTGAAAAAATGCAAGAATTGAAGCAATTAAATTGGCTAAACAAGCCATAATAAGTTTTGTCATTTAACACCCATCTTTTTTATTTCTTTCTCGGTTTTACCATACTTTGTTAGTAAAGACTTTAACTCGTCTTTGTTCATTAGTTGATAGTATTCACCAGCTTGTATCTTACTAACTTCAAAGTATTCTTGGATAAATGGAACAACTTTTTCATTGACCTTTTTTTTCTTACCACTAAGATACCTCAGATAAGTTTTTTTATTTGGAAGTAAAGAGCAATAGAACTTGTAGACGGCAGATGTCGGCATCACTTCAATCGTCAAGTTCTGAAAATGGTTGACTATTGGTAAAAAATCATTATTCATACTTAAATAACGATTTACCATAAATGGACTAAATTTCTTTTGTTCTTCTTCCGAGAAACTATCCCAAGGTCTTTTCTTAGTGAATAGTTCGTCTATCCACTTAAATAAGTTCATCTAATTCCTGTAGTGGTAACATCTCTCCGCAATTCCCACAGTTGAAAACTTGGATTGGGGCGATAACTTCTTTACCTGTAGGTGAAACTATAGCAGATATTTTCTTTATGACATATGCTTGTATGAAAACAGGATTCTCACACTTTTGACATTTCATCGTATCTGCATCACTCAAGTCTATTTGAACTTGTTGTTGTGGTAATGGTTTTTGTGGTTTCATGTTCATTGTAATCTCCTAAGTATGTTAGAGATGGTAGC